CGCCAAGTGGTTGCCTGTAGAGATCACCATCATGGGCGGTCAATATGACAAGCGCAAGGTTTGGCACAACATCTTCGTTGATGGTAATAAACTAAATGATCATGGCATTCCGATTGCAAAAGCGATTGGCTTGCAAATGCTCAAGTCAATCATCGACAGTGCGAACAACTTGGATCCGAAAGATCAGTCTCCAGAGGCACAGCAACGCCGTAATCTGCAAGGTGTGCATCAACTTGATGGCATGAATGTATGCTTCAAGGTGGGGGTTGAAAAAGGTCAGAATGGTTACTCTGATCGCAATAAGATCAAATCAATCTTGACGCTCGGCCAGAATGGCTATATCCCTGTAGGTAATGCACCTGCTTCCGCAATTCCTGCGGCGGCTCCACAACCTACAGCACAGCCAATGGCTCAACCAGCGGCACAACCAGCCGCACCAACTGCCCCAGACAATGTTGTTCCGTCATGGGCGCAGTAGGATGGTTCAAAGGATTAGTTGAGGCGCTCTCCTTTCGCGCCCCAACTGCTGGCACGGGGGAGGCCAGTGCCTACCAACTCCCCCACGACTTTCGTGTGCTAAATGTAGAGGAGTTAAGTAGCATGAGTGCATCTCAATTGAAAAAATACGCTGATCAACTGCGAATGGTTGCAGATGGTTTGACCAACTTGGCTAATGGCGAAAAGCCAGCATACCCGAACTTTTGTTCAGATCTTCACAATTACTTGAAGACTGAAAAGAAGGTATACCTTACCGACATGACAAAGGCTCTCGGCAAGACGGAGAATACCATCCGTACCGAAGTCAGCATGTTACGCAAGAGCGGGTTGCCAATCAAAAAGACTTACGTTCGCTCGAAAGGTAAGTACCAATACTACTTGGATCAAGCCGCATGATTTTGCGTCCATATCAGGAGGTGGCAGTTTCTGCCGCCTCCGAAGCCCTAGACAAATATAAGAACACACTCGTTGTTGCACCGACAGGCGCTGGCAAGACTATCATGCTGTCTGCCTTGGCTGGCAAGCGACACAAAAAAGACAAAAAGATTCTCGTGCTTCAGCACAGAGATGAATTAGTTAATCAAAACCAAGATAAATTTAATTCCGTTAATGAAGGCATCACAACCAGCACAGTCAATGCAGAGTTAAAAGACTGGAATGCTGATGCGGTGTTCGCAATGGTTCAGACTTTATCGCGTCTGAACAACCTATCAAATATGCCAAAAGTGGACATGGTTGTTGTTGATGAAGCGCACCATGTGACGGCCGAAACATACCAGCGCATTATTGATCACGCCAAAAAGCACAACAAAGATGTGGAGGTTGTAGGGTTTACAGCAACACCAAACCGTGGTGACAAGAAGGGGTTGCGTGAGGTTTTCACGAACTGCAGTCACCAGATTGAAATCTCTACCCTGATCAATGAGGGTTATCTTGTAAGACCACGAACATTTGTTATTGATGTCGGCGTACAAGATGATCTCAGAAATGTTCGTAAAACGATCAGTGACTTTGATATGTCCGAAGTCGAGGCGATCATGAACCGCAGGGCTATCAACAAGCGTGTTGTTGAAGAGTGGTGCGAGAGGGCGTACGACAGAAAGACGGTGGTGTTTTGTAGCACGATCAAGCATGCAAAAGACTTGTGTGAAGAGTTTGTCATGGTTGGCGTGGAGGCAAAATACGTTACTGGCGATACGCCTCGTGATGAGCGTGAAGAAATCCTGCATAGCCTAGCGCATGGTGATGTGCAGGTTGTGGTGAATGTGGCCGTGTTGACAGAAGGGTTCGATGCACCTCCAGTGTCGTGTGTGGTGTTGACACGGCCATGTTCATTCAAGTCTACAATGGTGCAGATGATTGGACGTGGGTTGCGAACGGTGAACCCAGAAGAGTTTCCAAACCTCATTAAGACTGATTGTGTTGTGATGGATTTCGGAACGTCAGTCCTAACTCATGGCTCACTAGATGACCCTGTGGATTTGGATGGCAAAGATGGCAAACCTGGCGAGGCGCCAACAAAAGTTTGCCCAAACTGCAAGTCTACAGTTCCGTTGTCAGTAAAAGAATGTCCTATCTGCGCTTACGACTTTAGCGAAAGCGGTGATGGAATTGATGCAGAAGAGTTGGACAACTTCCAGATGACCGAAGTTGATCTGATGGAACGCTCCCCGTTCCGTTGGATTGATTTGTTCGGGAATGGGCGCTGTATGGCCGCCACAGGCTTCAATGGCTTTGGTATGGTGGCAGACATCGGCGAACACTCAGTGGCCGTTGTACGGCACGGTAAAGGCCGTGTGAGGGTTGTTAGCATCGGCACCAAGAAGCAAGCGGTTTCAGCAGCAGATGATTTCATGCGAAAGATCGAAACATCTGATGGTGCAAAGAAAAGTAAACGTTGGCTAGACCAGCGTATCACAGACAAACAACGTGAATTGTTGTTGCGTAATGGTGTCCATGTGTCAGGCATGGACTTTAGTTGGACAAAATACAAAGCGGCCTGCATGATTAGTTACGTCTTTAACAAACAGATTATCGACAACAACATTAATGCGATCATGCAAGGAGAACAAAATGCGCGGTGAGTTGAGTATTTTACTTGAGACATGGAACGATAAGGAACACAAAGTTGACATGTTTATGCACGTTGCGAGAAGCGCAGATGATGATGACATCGCAGAGATGATTATGGATCAGGTCGCAAAGCAGATTGACGAAACACCAGACGTTGTGTGTGGTCACGCTACGCTTGTTATTCCAGAGATGGATGTACAGTATGAGTTCTCGTATATGATGGGAGGGAATGGAGATTGGGAAAGCCAGACGATGCACTAAAGGTAGTCGCAAAACTCTACCAAAAAATTGGTTGGCACAAACGCCTATGTGATCTAACCGAACAAGAAGTATTAGCAATTATTGTTGTCACTCAGAGCCTAAAGGACATTAACGATGAGTACCTTGATGAATACCTTGCAGAAGTATACAGAGAGTTTCGGCCAGAACGAGATGAGGACGGGGGGATCCCTTTCTAAATATTGTGACGACATCGTTGCCGCTCTTGATCAAGGTATTCTGGAGAAGGAAGAAGGACGAGAGGGACGTAAGTATCTAGGCGCATCATCGCTCGGTGATCCGTGCGCCAGAAAAATTCAGTACAGATACATGGGTTACAAGCCTGATGCAGACAAGGGATTCCCAGCAAAAACTTTACGAACATTTTCACTCGGTCACGCAATTGAAGATTTGATGGTGATGTTCTTCAAGGATGCAGGGTTTGATTTGCGTGTATCGAAGTCAATGAAAGACGAACAATTTGGTTTCTCCATCGCAGACGGCGAGATTCGTGGTCACATTGACGGCGTTATCTGCGGTGGTCCTGTTGATATTGAATACCCAATGCTGTGGGAATGTAAGTCAGCAAACGACAAGAAGTTTAAGGAATTCGTTAATAAAGGGGTGGCTGTTGCCAATCCTGTTTATGCAGCACAGGTGGCTTTGTACCAAACATACATGGACTTATACAAGAACCCATGTGTGTTCACGGTGCTGAACAAGAATACAAGTGAAGTCTATATTGAGTTGGTTCCATACAACAAAGAACTGGCTCAGAAAGTCAGCGATAAAGCAGTACAAATTTTAGAAGCATCGAAAAGTAATGACATTTTGCCGCGTATAGCACAGAATGATGATTTCTATCTTTGCAAGTTTTGTGATTATCGCAATACATGTTGGGCAAAATAATTAAGCCGCCCTTGGACAGACGGCTTAATTAGAAGATGAAGGAGTTAGGGGTACAATATAATGAGTGTGGTTAGGTTTGGCAACACTAGATCTAGTGTTTCCGCAAATGAATTAGTCGAACAAATTTCAAGGAATGTTCCGCGAACAGAGCAGTTGCGTATCCTGCGCGACACATATCCTGCTGGTCGTGAGCATGGCAAAGTGTTTTATATCGGGTCGCTCTTAGGTGACCCAGGCCAGTCGATGAAGATTAACATCGACACAGCATCGCCATACTTTATGCAGGGTCAAGATTTCAATGGCAATGTCGGGGTTGGAGGTATCGTAAAGATCTTGATGGAAGGCAAAGGCATGCGCCTCCCAGAGATCAAGCAAATGTTTGAACGCTACCTAGACTCTGACAATGATAGGCCACAAATTGTTCGGGATAACGGGCCGATTGAAAACCCAATCAAGCCCCAGTACAACGCTCAATCTCCATATGATATTGAGTACAACTACACTAATTCTGATGGTGAAGTTCTGGTTTCAGTGCGGCGTTATAACGTCAAGGACATTTCGGGCAATCCAATCCTAGACACAAGCGGAAAGCCGAAGAAAGAGTTCCGTCCGTTCCTGCCTGGCATTCCGTACTCGAAGTTTCCAGATATTCGCCCGCTCTACAATATCCCGAACATTTTGGCATCGGAACGGGTCATCTGGGTTGAGGGCGAGAAGTGCGCTGATGCTTTGAACGAAGTGGGCTACACAGCAACGTGTACATTGGCTGGTGCAAGCCTGACCAAGAAGACGGCTGCACAGTATGATTTCTCGCCATTGCAGGGCAAAGAGTTAATCATCTGGCCAGATAACGACACGCAAGGTCGCAAACTAGCCGATCTGGTTCAGGATCTCGCGCTCAATGCTGGCGCTAAGTCGGTGACCATGTTGACACCACCGCAGGGCAAGCCTGAGAAGTGGGACTCTTTTGATGCTATTCAGGAGGGTTTCAATATTGAGAATTTCCTGAATACGAAAAAGCAAACAAGACGTAAGTTAAACCTGCTTGATGATAGCATGCTGGTCAGCAGGTTTACGGGAAGTGCGCCGACACAGAAGTTCTTGGTCGATGACACTTTTCCGCTCGGTGTTCCGATTTTGTTTTCTGCCGCAGGTGATGCTGGCAAGGGCATGATGACGCTCGATCTCGGGATGAAGATCGCATCAGCAAAGCCAATGACAAACGCTTTCGGCGGGCTTGTGAAAGAGTTCGGTAATGTCGTTATCTTCACAGCAGAGGATGATGAGGCAGAGATGCACAGACGTATCGAAAGGCTTGATCCGTTTGATGAGCGGTTTCGGTACCCACATGAATTGAAAATTGTTCCCCTTCCGAATGTCGGGGGCGTGTTTGCAATCATGAACGAAGCAAATGGCGAGTTCAGCACAACGGAGGAGTTCGAGAGGATTTACGAACAAATCTTGCAGATTGATAATTTGAAGATGATTGTGTTCGATCCTCTGGCTTCTTTTGTACACGCAGACGTAAATGCTGATCCAGCAGCGGGTGCCGCTCTGATGGGTTTGCTTGCTAAGATTGCTACAGAGACAGGCGCATCGGTGCTGATGTGTCACCATATGACCAAGATCAAGGATGATGCAGTGGTCAAAACACCAGAGCAGGCTCGTAACCTTATTCGGGGTACGAGTGCATTGGTTGATGGTGTTCGTTCTGCCTTTGCATTGTGGCAAGTGGATACGGCTCGGGGTCAGAAAACATGCGAACAATTAGGCATCCCGTATCAACGTAACAGATGTTTTGATGGCGCGGTCGTGAAGTCAAATGGTCCAGCAGACAGAAATGTTCGGCATTTTGTTCGTGACACAATGTCTGGTCTGCTGATCGACAAGACTGAAGAGATCCAAGCGCAAGAGCGAGGCTCGGCGAAAGAGATCAAACTGGATGCGCTTTTGAATTGGATCTTGTCTTGTGAGAGGAATGGTGTGGCTCTTACGCATACAAGCGGCAATAACGCAGTGCATAAGCGTGTTAACGATGATGCAGATGCACCAGAGGTATTGCAGGGATTAGCAAAGATCACATTGGAAAATTATGTTCGTGAATTGCACAGGATGGGTAAGATTGGGAAGTTCCAACTTACAGCAACTGGCGGCAAGATCTGGCTCGGCGCCCCAAGCGGTGACATGAGTGCGGGCATGTACGAACCAAGAACAGCGAGGGACAACTTATAATGCCAAGGCAATACAGAAAAAAACTTCGGAAATCTTTTTACGAGACAACCAATGGACATTCATGTGTGAGGTTTCTTTTTAAGGAGATGGAAAAGAAACAAATACACGAATTAGATTTCGCGAGACGTGTCGGTATTGAAAGAAATACTATTCGGAATTGGAGAATTCAGACAATGCCAAGAGTGGACACGCTGGACGCGGCATTGAATGCTTTGGGTTATCGGTTGGCAGTAGTTCCTATTGAGGGCGGAAAATGAGTCAGAAAGATTTGTTCGGGTCTTACGAGTCAGTGAACCCGTTTGAAAAGAAGCGAATCAAAGAAAAAATTCAGGCAGCGCAGGTCAACTTCGCTGCTCACCCCCCGAAGAATTGTTCGGTTTGTGGTGATCGCCAAGCAAACTGGAGTTCTGATTTCGGCAAAACTTGGCAGTGTCAAAGTCATAGGAAGTGGTAATGGTTCATAAATTGTACAATAACTCCGCTATTGGATCGTTTATAAACCATTGCTTCCAATATTCGCCATCACAGATGGCTAAATTTAACCAAGGAGAAAGATAGATGAAGCAGATCATGTGTGACCCGCCTAGCGGCTGGAAGTATGGTTTTCCTAAACCGTTGCCAGAGCATCTTGCAGGTAACTTATCTAAGCAACCAACAGATGATTCCAATGAATATGGTGAGACTGTAATGGAATGGATTGTAAAGGAAGGCTACCCGCAGGAAGAGATTGACAAATGCGGAGAGCATTTCTGGTTACGTTATTGGGAAGCGGAGTAACTTTCATAATTTATGAAAGACACTTTTAGATATGCAGTACAGCGCATAAATATAACATATGTGTTAGTACGCATAAAACCCGATAGGGATGAATGGTATCAATAGTGATACTATTTCGTACTAATAGTACCGATTGGGTTGTTATTGTGAACCAGAGGCGCATTCACCGCCGAGCGCAGCATAACCAGCAATATCAATCCAACTGTCCTCGTGTTCCGAAGAATTAGCGAGTCGCGCTAACTTCACGCCGATCATGCACAACGCAACTTGTTCGGGTGTGACTTCATGGCCAAGCACAACTTCCCAGGTCTTCGCAATACGAACAAAATTATCTTTGGCATCCCCATAGTCTTTTGCGCGATCCCCATCAATTAAATCAGCCGCAATATTCAATAATTCCCTACGTTTCATCACTACTCCGAATTTTTTTATATATTTTTGTTGACAACCAAACTATCGAGAACTAACTTTACATCAAGAGGCAATAAAACGAAAGGAGTTTTGCCATGGATATGAAGGGTTATTATGAAGATATGATCGGATTAGAGATCGTTGGTTTTCGCTTTGAACGCGATGAACACGGCGATGATCAAGGCTGGCCTGTCTTTGAAGTGAAGGACAAGCAGGGTCATGAATTCGATCTGATTGTTTCCCGTGACGCCGAAGGAAACGGCGGCGGCTTTGTATTTGTAGAGGGGGTATAGGCCAATGGCTGACAATGATAACGCTGTTGCCGCAGAATGGCATGAAAAAAGACGGCAGTACAAAGAGACTTGCCTGAAAAATATGAGCGGCCTGAACGCCGATCAACTCAAAACCATTGAAGATGCAGTGCGCGTGTTAAACGGCGTGTTGCAGTCTATTCACGATTGCCAAGATTTGTGGATGTCTGAAATCCGCGAAATGGACAACGTGTACTGGAGATTGCAGAACAATTTCCCTAAAGCCGAAGAATTGGATGAGGAGTAAAACGATGAAGGCTATTCTTATTGATCCGAAAGAGCGGAGCATCACTGAAGTAGAATATCATGATGGAAATCTTGAGGAGATCGTTGATCTGCTCGACTGTCGCCTGATTGATTTTGTTCAAACATACATTAACGGCGATGGCCTTTATATTGATGACGAGGGCATGCTGATTGAAGATCAGTATTTCTTCAAGCACATCAATTCCGATTACCCCCTCGCAGGTAAGGCTCTTGTGATTGGGATTGGCGAACAAGGCGAGACAATCGCGCCGCTATGTAATGTCGAGGACTTGGAAGACCACATCACGTTCTTAGGCCACAGACGGAACGTACAACTTATGTATGCCAAAACGGCAGGGAGTGCATGATGATTAAAAAAGAACTTGTTGGTGATCGCAAACCAAACGGCAGAGGATTGCGTCCATTCTATGCGTCATTCTGGCTTAGTGAGCGAGTCGATGGAACTTGGTCTGTATTCAAAACCAAGAAAGAAGCGCAAGACGCATGGCGAGGTGAAGGGCTGAAAATGTCAGCCATGAACTTGACCCATGTTCAACTGACTGACCGATCTGATCTTGCGAACTGGATTAACAACCGCCGCGACAAAGATGCAGTTTTCTTTGAAAAGCGTCTGATTGAAGAAAAGCGTTTGATGCTACATGAACTTGTTAACATCACAGGAAGAGACGAAAATGACTAACTTGCGTAAAGCAGAAGACATTATTCGTCTGGCTGGACGAGTGGTAGATGAATTGCGTTGGAATGGCGCACCAGATCATGAGGTAGATGAATTCATCAACATCGTGAAACTACAGCGCAAGATGCACGATATGCAAATCGGCAGTCGCAGTCTTATCCCCCAACTTGAGGATAAGATCATCGAATTCGGGCTGGAAAGATGATGTCTTCTTTGGCATGCCTTGCCATGGCGGTTTACTTCGAGGCGCGAGGTGAACCGCTTGTGGGGCAAGCGGCTGTTGCACATGTTGTGATGAACCGTGTGAATGACAGCCGCTACCCCAACACAATTTGTGAAGTCGTAAAGCAAGGTCCAACTTACTCTTGGGCTAAAGACTATCCTGTCCGTGATCGGTGCCAGTTTAGTTTTTATTGCGATGGGAAGTCGGACAAGCCAAGAGATAAAGACGCTTATGAGAACGCCCTATGGGTGGCTCATGGAGCAATGTACGGACAAACGTTTGACCCGACAGAAGGCGCAACGCATTACCACGCTCACTATGTTTCACCAGATTGGGCAGAGGTAAAGCAAATGACCGTCCGTATCAACAACCATATCTTTTACAAATGGGAGGAATAAATGAACGTGCTATCACTGTTTGACGGCATGTCGTGCGGCCAGATTGCCCTGAAAAGGCTCGGTATCAACGTTAATCGGTATTTCGCAAGTGAAGTGGATAAGTATGCCATAAAGGTGACTCAAGCGAACTTCCCCGACACAATTCAACTCGGGGATGTTCGGAATGTCTGGTGGCCTGAAACATTTGAAGGTGCGAAGATTGATCTGCTGATCGGGGGTTCGCCATGCCAAGGATTCTCTTGGGCTGGTAAAAGACTGAACTTCGATGACCCCCGTTCGGCGCTGTTTTTTGAATTTGTTCGGGTTTTACGGGAATGCAAACCAAAGTGGTTTCTGCTCGAAA